AGCCAACCATAACAGGTGAGCCGTCTGAGGCCACATCAACTACGGCACTAGAACTATCATAGCCAAAGTCATAGGTCTTGCTCCATACTACGCTGCCATCGGTAGCGTCAAGTTTGGTCAGTGTAGCTAACCCGTATCCAGTTTCTGGATTGGTTTCGCCTGCTACATAAATTGTGTCAGTGTCGTTGTCTACTGCTAGTCCCCAACCGTCTGTGAAAAAGTCATCGCTAAATCTTGCGGTCCATATCTTAGCACCTGCTGTGGTATACTGGCCCACAGAATAATACGTTGAGTTAGTAATATTGTTATAATGATTGAACAGGGCAATCACATTGCCCGCTGAATCGTACTCCACACTTATTGCTACTGATGGAATATCTGTTGGAGCACCGGCCGCCGATTCAAATGTCTGTATCCAGACATTGCTGTCACCTGTGACGCCACCGCCTAGTACACTAGCACCGTTGCTGTCTTTGATGTCGCCGCCTGTTGGTAATGTTAAATTACCTGCGCCATCAAATGTCCACCATTTTTCATTGTCGCCTTGGTTAGTACGAATGTTTACTGCCGCTGAGCCACCGTTCTCGCCATCCCCAGTTGCTCCGCCACCGTTGCCTGTCGTCCAAGCCTTTACGCTTAAACCATAGTTGTCTTGACGAACAGTAGAATTTGTGCCATCATTTTGCCCTTCACCGTAGTCCCATACAACGCCGCGATTTATTCCACCAGCCTCACCACTAAATGTTACATTACCAGCCTCTGAAAGAGTAAACGTTTCTCCGTTGTTGGATAGTTGATCAGCGGAACCGCCTAACACTGAATTGTCATTATTATCAACAATGTCATCGCCTGCTTGTATTTTAATACCGTCTTGTGTCTCAAATGGTTTATTAGCCATGTTTCGTTTCCTTTAATCTGTTCCGTTTAATTCAGTTATTTGTATTCTAATGTTAAGGGTATCAATAATACTAACTGGGCTTGCCGTAATTTCAAAATTAAGATTATCTAAATTATATTGTCCATCAAATGTTGCTATAGGATTAGTGCCAGTATATGTAAGTCCGTACGCCGATACATAAATTTGATTCAATGCTTCGTCAATGGTCGCTATAATTTCACAGGCCTGTGACTCATACCCGTTAGTAAATTTTTCAACAAGAGCAAATATTTTAATTGCCCTAACATAATTGCCGTCTGTAGAATAAATCACAGTATCCGTTTCAGGCTCAATCTGTGTAAAATTAGATTGTTGGTGTACACCATTTCCTGGGTAGCTAATTCTTCCCGATGAATCAAGTATTAAAGTTTTATCACTAGCAGTTAATCTGTCTGCAATGCCAACTGCTTGAATATCTGCACTTAATACTCCATCAGTGATTGTAAGTCTATTACCTACCTTAATACCACCTAAAACTGTATCACTTGCTGGACTTAGATCAAATGCATTGAATGATGTACTAAGGACACCTCCTGCATTTATTTCTAGACCCGAACCAACTTTAATGCCGCCTAGAGTTCCGGTAGGTCCAACACCAGCTTTGGGCAAAGTATATGCACCTGGATCTGCACTAAGGACACCTTGAGCATCGATACTAAGTCTATCACCCACTTTAATACCGCCTAAAATTGTACTACTTGCTTTAGGAAGTTCGTAAACTTGTACACTGGCTATGCCTTCTTCGTCTATAGATATGCCAGGCCCGATTCGTATGCCGCCGACTTCATCAGCTGATGCTATTTTATTTGTAATTAGTACATCACCGTCTGGACTGCTAACTATAATGCCTTTGCCAGCAAGTATTTTTGAAACAATGCTTAAAGGAGCACCAGTTTCACCGCCAAGTGCGTTGTATAGCTCTGTAAAATTATCATTTATTAGTTGACCGGCAACTCTAAGCGAATCACCCGATGTGTCATTTGCTGTGATACCGACGTTAATTATCTTTTTTGCCATTTTTATTCCTGATCGAATGTTATCGATGTGCTATCAAACGTTCCTGCAGAGCTGTCAAAAGTGGAAGGAATTCCTGCTTTGCTTTCATATTTACCAATATTTGAATACCAAATTCCTGGCGCTGCTCTTAAGAAACGTGCAATTTTATTGTCATCTTCTAATATATTTGTAGTTGAATCCCATGCTGTTCCAGTACGTTTCACAACTGTAACTCTGGTTCCAAATGCTAACTGATGAGTTAATCGTAGTTCTTTACTTTCGCCGTCAACAGCAAACTCTGCGTCTAACTGCACATCTCCGTCTGGGCTTTCAGGAGCATTGTTTACATTATGTACTTTGTACGGCAACTTCTTCAATCGAATATTGCCTATAAAGAATGTCCAATAACTATTATCTTCTCTAAATGTAGTTGAACTTGTATGTGCTGTTATGCATCGGAAAGTATAACTTCCAACTTCTACTATATCATCTACATTATATTCAACATTAAACTCCCAAGGAATAGAACTATATCCGCCAACAAATACTTCAATATCATCTGATTGCCCGTAACCTGCTGGAATAGAACTAGTAAATCCTCCAGCATAAGACCAGTCGTTAGCTGACTTAGTTGGGATAAATGTTAACGGAACTATATGTGTACCGTCTGATTTGACTTGTTCAGTAATAGAAGTCTCAACATAAGGTATAGTTTCGCTTGGTCCAATATCTTGAACAAAACTGCCTCGCTTATGTACTTTGCTTACACCTGTTCCAAGTGTTCCACGACGTAATTGTCCTAGCAAATATGTTGTTACACCGCCGTCAACTTTTGTTTGAAGTGTAAAGAATTCAATACGTTCTCCACGAATTTCAATAATACCAGGTTTGTTATTAACAACGCTAGGAGCATCAAAAGTACTTGCATCTTCAACTTCAATAGAAGTATCTAAATATTTTAAATCTTTTACAAGAACGGTTCTCTTGTTAGCATTTAATCGCTTGTAATGAGTCCTATTCAACATATCTTTAAATTGCATGTAAGATATGCCAGATTTTAATATTGTACTACCATATGTGATAATTGTAAATTCATCATCAGGATCTGGATAGAACGCTAATTTAATGCTCTTACGATCTTCATTCAATTTAAAGTCAGCACTTGGTGTCAACAATAATCCATTCTTAACAACCCATACATAGTTGTCATCAATTACAGTTCTGTCTAGTAAGATAACTCCTCCTGCAACACCTTTATAATTGTAAAACTCAGGAGTGTCCGGAGTTAATTCAAAGTTTGAAGTGACATTAACACCAGTTCGTTGGATATCTAAAATATCATGCTTGTAAGAACTTACCACTTCAATTATGTCTGTAGGATCATAGTTTTGAACAAATTGAATTTTAGCAGAGTTAATTCCGTCTGGTGGAATATAAAAATATTCTTGGTCTTGTTTGATACTAATAATTAATTCTTGATTCAAATACTGTTTACGAATATTTTGTGTAATTTTAATATTAATACCACTAAGTTCAACAATGTAATCAATACCAGATTTTAGTAAAACTCCTCCAGCATATACGTAAATGTCATTGATTGACAACGAGTATGGCAGGAATTTAACCGAGTCAATAGCATAGTTAACTTTAGTTCCTGTAATTTTATAGTAGCTGTTGTTTGGGCCTTTTAATAATTTGTTGTTTACTCTAACCAGCATATTAGTTTCAGCCGGCAACTTGTCTCCAACAATATATTCTAAATTGTAAATGTTTGTTCCAGTTCCTTGAATGCGCTCAGTTTTAGTAATTGAGTATGTTTGTTCTTCACCGCTAACAATAACAAAATTAATAATTGAGCCTACACTTGGCGGAATACTAAAAAATAATCCTATTCTATTTGCACTTTCGTAACTAGCATCAGTCTTAAACAATCCTGGAGTTCCCGGCTCGGCAGGTTGTCCATTAACATAAACTAGATAATTTACATTTTCTAACCAAGGTGCTTTAGTTACAAATTCTACTTGCGAACCGTCACCAACAAAATAATCTAAATCTAAAATGTTAGATCCGTTAAATCCAAAACTAAAAATTGAAATTAACTGCCCACTTTCAGGAGCAGTGTTAAATTTAATTAATTTGTTTTTATAATCCAACGTATAATCATCGCTAATAGTTTTAATAGACGATACTGAAGATAGTACATCAGTTAATGGATCTCTAAATCCCGATGTAAATTTAACAATGACTGCTGTAGGACTATTTGGTTGTTGACTAATTTCAAAATCAGTTTGAACACCGTCAGCAAGATAACTGTCTACACGAATATTAGCAGATCCTGTATTAGGTCTGTCATAGACTTTAATTGCCACAGCATCAACTACTTGTCCTGGAACAACTTCTTCAGTTGCAGGACTGCTCGTCGGTGTTACGAACCCATCACCGTCAACAATAATATCATCTGCTGCAATACCTGTTGCAGAGCTATAGGCAAGATCTCCACCGCTCAATGCAGTATCATAATCTTGTTCTTGAGGAAGGCTAGATCCGTCGCTGCCTGCTCTACGCCAAATAAATTGATCACCTTCATAAACATCAAATGTTCCTGGAATACTAAATGTCTTATAAGTTGGGTCTACTTGGCTGTCTGGTATTCCGTCAGAAATAATTGTCTGCATAATTGCTGTATCGTTTGCTAGAGGAGTTAAATTGTTAAGTGCAGATGTTGCATTATCAATTTGTAGTTGTTTAGCAGCTCTTGCAGAAGCGTTAGTACTTAAATCTGCATTAACTCCTGCAAGTTCATTGTTTCCAACTTCTATTAATCCTTGGGTTGCAGGAATTGTAGTGTTTACTAACACGTTAATGTCGCTGACAATTCCAGAGTATAAAGGATTACCTGGATCCATACCATCTATAACTACGAGTTTAGCGTTCAATGATGCTTGTTCAGATGCCAATTGTGCATTGTATGTTTCTAAAAGAGCTTCTATTTGATTCTTGTCATTTGTCAACGAATTCTTTTCAAGGATTAATGTTTGATATTGTCCTTCTAGAACATCAAGGGCAGCAACCGCGGCTCCAGTAATTGTAAAGTTCGGATCGTCTAATCTAATTGGATTAATGTAAGCAGTAATATCAAGTGTTGCGCCTACTGGAATAGGTTCTTCTAAGAATAGAGTTCCGTTTGGATTTATAGTACAATCTGTTGGGTCTACTAGTGTTCGTGTAAAGACTGCGGTAGTTCCATTTGCAATATCTTTAAACAATATTTGGTCAAGTTTGATAGTAGTACTGTTAACAATGCTCAACACTTTGGTCGCAAACGCAATAGTTTTACTTACATCTGGAGTTATTGTCAATACATCACCAATTTTAATTCCTGTAGTGTTTGACAATTTAATTGTATCACTGCCTGCAACGTTTATTAATCCAGTATTATCGACAGTTTTGCTAATTGAAACTGTAGCTTTTGGAGGATAAACATCGTTAATATTAAAATTATAAATTAATGTAAAACCATCACCTGTATAAGTATCAACATTTTTTCCTACGTAATACACATTCATTTCTGTACCGTCTTCTGGAACATATGGTAATGTGAAAGAGTGTGTGTTTTCGGCAACAGTGACAACAAAGTCGTCAAATGTACTATCAAAACTTGCCCACTTGTCTGTGTAATAAGGAACACTGCCCCAACCAGACGAGATATCAAAGTTAAGTCCGTGTATGTTTACACCACCGTAATCGATGCCTGTCATTAGTTGAGACAAATCTTTACCTAATTCGCCAGTAGCAGGATCGTAGTAATATTGTATGCGATCCGCAGCATTTAAAACTGACCAATCTTTAATATACGTGACAGTTACAATTTGTCCTTTTTTTGGAGCAGTATTAAATGTAATTGTTCCGCTGTAACTAGTGTAACCGTTTGTTGTTGATTTAACTATTGCCAACTTATAGTCAGATCTTAAAACTTCAACTTGTTTGCCAAGTTCGCCAATTAGCACAGATGTTTTGCCAATTCGAACATCGGGCGCCCACTTTAACGGAAACTGTAATCTTGAACCAGAGACAACTGTATTTCCAGAAAATGATTCTGTTTCCTGCAAGTTTGTAACAAAATATTTCTGTGTTATTCTATCAAATTTTATTTTAACTAAATTACTTCTAACAACACCGTTTCCTATTTTTGCAACTACTTTTGCAGGTTTTCCTCCGTCAATCAATCCGCCGTCAAGTACTACTCTTGGCGCACTTAGATACCCTGATCCAGCAGCTAGTAGAACAATTCTATTAACTTTTCCGTTAGTAAAGAATGCTCGGCCAACGGCGCCAATACCTGTGTCGCTAATAATTCTAACTGTAGGTTCTGCTCTGTATCCGCTACCACCATCGACAATATCGAGAGATATAACAGAGTAACCTAAATTATCATACCACTGACGCCATGGTTCAGTTAACACTTTGTTATTATCCGATTGTATTATGCCATTTACAACTTGAGTTGTGATTGGAGATAATACTCCGTTTTCATATACTGGAGGTAAATCAAAGTCTGTAGTTAAAAGTGTATTAGTGTCTACTTTAGAATAAGCACTCACATATTCTCTAACTTTTGTTCTGTACGGCTTAACTTCATTAATGTAATCTTCAAAATTATTTAAGTTATCATTGTTGTAAGTTACTTTTTGTTTTAATTCTCCAACACTATGTTGTGCCTTAACAAAACTTGTTTTGAAAATCCAGTCGATATAATTTTGTTCACTAAACGCATAACGAACTGAATTAAAGAACGCATTTAAATATACTTCTTTTAAGTCGTCAACAAGTATGTTATTTTTAAGAGATTCCAAAACAATACGCAATTCTGTTGCGGCTGAATTATCAAAAGATCCTGCATCATAAAGCGAACCGTCAAATCCAAACTCACTGTTAGAAAATTCATACAATGTTGAACTAAACTGCAATGTTCCTTTTTCTTTTCCGATAACTGTATAGCTTTGAGTCCAATCAATACTAGCAGAATCGGCATACTTTTCAAGTAATGTCCAAGTGCCTGCTGTAGTTGTTCTAATTTTAACAGTCTGACCTACAGATGCCTCTAACTGTTGCAAATCTGAGAATGAAGAAATAGAATGATCGATTGCCGTAAACTGATTAAATCCTGTAGCATACCAATCTACATAATCCCAATACTTTCTTACATCATATGATTGACTGCGTACTCGAGACCATACTTGCGTTGTTGGCTCGTAAGAATAAATGCTCCAGTTGCCGCCTGCAACAGAATCGCTATGAACTAATACACTATAATTTCGTAAAGTAACTAACGTATCAGCTGTATATCCATATCCCTCTGAGACAACCTCTGATCCAACAATTTGTCCTTTAACGTCGATGACTGCACGTACTACTGCTCCTGTGCCTGCGCCAGAAATTATGAAGTAGGGTGCAATTAAATATCCTCGACCTTTGTTGATAATGTTAATACCTTTGATGCGTCCGTTTTCTATTATAGGAGTAAATGCAGGCTTTTCATATGTTCCAATATTAGCAAATCGTAATTCAGTATCAGTATCTGTAGTTGAATCGTATTGCCCAGTAATTGTACTAGGTTCTGTTTCAAATTGAGATATTTTTGATATATCACTATTTTCAACAATTAGATGTGTAGATAATGCATTGTTAACAGATTCTATGAATTGTTTTAGTGCTTCAAATCTGTTTATGAACATGCTCTGACGAGGACGATTTTCAATACCGTATTTCAATTTTGGAGGTAAAGATGAGTCTGGAACAACACGCCCTTGACTATCCTTACCACATAAACTGTCAAACCATTTTTGTTCTATTGTTGCTGGTATTACAGTATCAGATCTGTTGTTGATAATTTTCCACTGACTATGAATACTTTTATCAGTCTTAGGACTTGTCCAATATTCAACACTTAAAATTATATCTTTATCTTGCAATAAGGATTGCACATTGACAAGGCTAAAAGAATTAGGTCCTGTAAACGCAATATACTTGTATCCATAACCTCTTGGGTTTTCAATTAGAATTGAAACATCCATGGCTGACATAGAACGTCCCAAAACATTTGGAACTGTTTTTTTATTTTTAACCCAGAAGTAGTATGTATTTTTAAAACTTTTTGCTACACTATCGTATTTTCTCACAAGTGCATAGACATTGTTCCCGTATAGACTTGTACCACTTATTCCAAAAGCAATACCTTCTTCTGTATCGGCAAGACTATTCCATTTTTCTGGTGTATATTTTGTTTCAACCCATTCGTATATGTCAATACTTGCACCTGGGAAGATAGTATTCCATGTACTATTTCGATAAACTAAATCAGCGTCATAGCTATCGAGGAACTTGGCGGTTCTCAAATCCCACCATAAAGTTCCAACATATTGTTTTGTCCAAGCCATTCCTTCATCAACATTTACTGCGCTATCGCCTACACTATAAATTGCAGGGTCGTAAAATGTTTTAAATTTAATTTCTTGGTCGGCAATTCCTGGAATTTTTCCCTGTGTTGAATCTATAACATCAAGATAAGTTACTAACTTGTTGGTAGATTTATTATACAAGAATGCTCGTTTAATTTTGCTAATGTCAACACGACTACTTTGCTGTCTTGAAATAGTCCAACTAAACTGATTATTTGGTTTTCTATACTCGTATACTTTTCCTGATTGATAAGTTTGATCTACAGCGTTTGGAGATCCTACAAGAATCTGATTAGAACCAACAGCAAGGCTTGTACTATACCCAGCTAACATGTCGTCAGTATTTTCCAATGTTTCACTGTAAATCCATTTAGTTGCATAACGGTCATATACATCAATGCGTCCACTATCTGCAATTAAATCATATACTTTTGTTAAATCGTTATCAAACGTTGTTAATCCTTGGTCAAAATTTGTTTTAATTAAATTGTCAGCACCTTTACTAAAAACAATCAAAGATTGATAGTCATTCATAAAGGCTATTTTAGTCCCAAACAGCCCTGCTACTTCTGTTTTAGGATTGAATAACTCGTGTACTAATTCGTATCCACTATTATCTTGATAGACAAAAACTGTTCCTTGGTCAATCTTTTGATTGTCATTTAGCACAGAAGAAATAGCAATATACTGTCCTGAATTAGAAACAGTTATGCTTGATCCAAAACCATATTCTGTCCCTGAAATTGTTTGATATAAAGAATATACATCGTTCAATTTTTTATAAACAAACACATATCCCGCAGTTAATATATCTTCGTTAGGACGATCAACTCCTAGTGTGGAAACTAACAATGTAGTATTATCAGAACTCATAGACATTGCATACCCAAAATTGCTATATTGAGGTAGTATTAAATGATCTAACGTATTGTTTAAATTGTATCTCCAACTAGTAGTAGTAAATTCAATCTTACCTGACGGGATAGTGTCTGGCTCTGCACTAACAATTATTGAGTTAGTTGCTTGATTGATCTGTGCTACATACTGACCGCTTTCAAAGCCAATACCTTTTAAATACATTCCGACTTCGATTCCAGCTGTGCTACTTAATACTACAGTAGTGCCTGAACTTCCAGTTGGGTTATAGGATGTGCTTACTTCCGTAACTGTTTTATAATCCAATCTGTAAACATTTCCAGTTTGCATATTAAAGCCGCTTGCGCCAACAAATAATGTATTGTCCCCGAATACTAAATTAGATCCAAATTGCTGGCTGTCGGTTGGTAGCGGACTTAATATTGTTGCTTCTAAAGTGAAGATATTGTTATTATCTTTTTTATAAATTGATATAACACCTTGATTATCTAGACCTGAATTGCTTCCGCTGCTGTCAACTGGAATATATGCAATAGATTTCCAGTAAATTTTTGCATCGCCTGATACTACAACTGCTGCAATAGGACCCACAGTTGTACCACCAACAATTGATGTTACTTTAATTAGAATATTGTTTGCAGGAGCAGTTCCTCCAACTGATGTTCCTAAAATTCTAATAGTATCGCCAACTGCGTAAGAATTTCCACTAGAAACAATAGATGCAGAATAGTTAAATTTATTAGTAACAATAGTAAATGTTGCACCAATGCCTGCGCCAGTCAATGCTGTTCCACTTATTCCAGTGTAAGTATTAGATATAGTTAAAGGATCTTTATTTAAAGAAGAAGAAACAGCGACATAAGGCAATGAATTTTTAATTACAATTTGCCCGATAGAATAACTAGTTGCTGGACTCCACACGCCGACATATTTGCTACAAACGCTAGATGCTAACGGAGTTCCTGTTGCTAACCATGTGCTATCTGATGATAACGCTACAAAGTCTCCAGTTACTGATTGAGCTGTGTCTGAGTATCCAAATCCGCTTGTTGTCGAAATAAACGGTGCTGTGATTGTTTGACGTTGTAACCATGGAGCAGTTGGACTTGCTTTATCAAATACGATTGTTTCGCCTTTTCTATTGGTAATAATTGCTAACGTGCCTTCTGGATTTAAAACAATCTGTCTTCCGTAAAATAATCCATCTTCGGGTGCAGTATTAACAATTTCATCTTTTGAGTAAATTGTGTTATGTTTCCATACTGCCCATTTGCCATTGCCGCCGTCGTCTGTCCACAAATATTCACCGTCATTCACTGGCAATGTTAGTTTAGTATCAGCAATGTCAATAGAACTTGTTCTCGAAGAAGTAAAATAGCTAAGAGTTATCCTGTGTTGTTCAGTAAATATTTTTGGTTGATCTTTTAAATCAGCTATTACTGTTATAACTTTTCCTAAGACTGATTTTATTTCAAAGAAACCGTTATAAGCAAATGCTTGGTCAATACCTAAATATTTGCCTAAATCGACAGTTACACTATCTGTTAATGTTATTATTATTTGATTTTGTTTATATTCTAAGTTAGCAACTGTAGAAGTAAATCTTGTGTACTTGTAAATGTTCCACTCACGACCTTCAAATCCAACCCAGACATAATTGCCTTCTACAAAATTAGTGACATCTTGATTAAGAATTTCGTCAAAAGTTTTTAACGTAACTTTTACATCGCCCGACCTGACATATCCTGGTGTTCTTAAATATAAATTGTTATTAGTAGTTAATGGCCACGGATTATTGTTGTACCCTATCGGTTTTAAGTACACATCGTTTGGAATTTGTCTAACAATAAAATCGACTAGTGTGTCGTCTACACGATTTACTAATTCAAATCCCTGTGGATTATTTTTTACATATTGTTCGTCTATTGTAAATTCGATGTTTTCAAAAGATCCGCTTGCACCGTATTGTCCAACACGAATTGCCCACTCTTCATAAAATTTTACGCTTTCTTGGCCGTCAGCACTTAGTACATCAAACAGTTTATTAAGTACATTCTTAGTGCCTTTTTCTACAATCATACCTTGATAGAATTTAAACTCGCTCACATCATCTTGAATAATATTACTCAAATATTGACGTTTTTGATATCCAATTAAATGTTGGGCAACTGCTTGTTGATCCGCATCAAAATTATCGCTATCTAAACTATAAAAATCTTCAAACTGTGTTGCTTTATAACTCCAGTTTGGCAATAACTTAGAAGAAGGCTTGCTATCTAATTTCATCCAACTATTAGAGTCAAATGTTTCTGAGCCAGAAATGAAAAACTTTGCTGTATAATAAAATTGCTTAAACTTAATTATATCACCAAGTGAATAATCTTTCCATGGTTCCCACTCTTGTATTACTGCTTGGTCAAAAATAAACCCAGGAACATTAAAATCTCCGCGCCAATTACTGCTTATATACCCAGCAACTTTAATGCGCTCTTGCCTAAATCCGCTTGAAGGACTATAGATTGTATCATTGAATAATGTAGAATTTTTTAATACTACAACTTGTTCTTTCTGGACTAGATAAAATACTGCACCATATATACCGTCGGAAACAGGAGTATAACTTACTGCGTTTTCATCTCTATAATTGTTTAAAAAGTTTGGAGAAATTGGTGAGCCGTCAACTTTAAAAATTTCATATCCGTTGAAGGGATTACGAATGTCGTCAACAATTGACAAATTAGCATTAAATGTTAAGTTAGTTGCTGCTGGACTCAAACTAATAACTGAGCTACCAATTGAACTTAATCCGTCTAATTTAATATAATCTTCTTGGTCGAAGACTGACGCAGGTTCTAAAGTGTTAGTAGCTCGGTAGTACTCTCCATTATACTTTACAATATCTCCTAAGTTAACTGGCTGATTAGCTGACCAATTATCCCACTTGTCTTGCCCTGTACTCCAATTCTGTGTTGTCCAGAATAGGAATTCTTTAGCACTTGTTTCCCAGTTTGTAATAGCAGCCATTTCTGAATTAAAATTATCAAATACAAAACCTTGATCTTTTAAATATTCTCCGTAGCCTAATAAGAAATCCACAACGTCTTGAATTGTTCTTAATTTAGTTCCGTATGGGACTGTTATTTCTTCAGTATTGTCCCACCCTTGTCGGAAATACGCATCGCGGCCGCCAATAATTGGCAATGAAGGCAATAATGTATAGTAGACTGGATTAAACGAATCTTCAGTAGTGTGAAGAGTTTTAACTCTATAATAACGGTTGTTAAACGCTACAATTTTTCCTGCTGAATATTGCGAGTCAGAAGTCCAATTAGAGAAACTTTCTGAAATGCCTCCAACGTTTATTAAAATTCCATTTTTTGTATAATTGTAATATTTAAAATATGGTTGAGTTTTATTGTATCCTCTTAGAACGAATCCGTCAGATAACTTAGTAATAATTACACCGCTATAAGTAATTTTCTTTATAGGGCTTGAAGTATTTAAAATAATATCATAGTCTTCTTGGGGAACAAATACACTACCTGAAGTAGAAGGTGTTTTACTATCTAACAATAATTTAAATTTTTCTTTGCTAGTAAATCCACCAATACGATGTGTTAGTCTAATTTGAATGTTTTGTAAATCATAAGAGTATTGTTTATAAGACTTTAAATTATCACTTTGAATATAGTCTACAATATAATTTATAATCCCGCTAGTTTTAATATTTGTTGTACTTGTGTATATGCTTGGCAATAAAATATCAGAAGGTTTAATTCTTAAACCAGTATCTTTATAAACTAATTGTCCTGCTATATCTCGAACAATTCTAGATCTATCTAATAGTAATCCAAATGTTTTAGCAGGACATGTTAGTAATAGAGTAATCAATATACTGAAAGGATAATGGCTACTACGTCTCCATGCGCTCTCTACTGGACTTACGTCACCAAATATAAAGTCTCCTGAAGTAGAAGCTGTAATTACTCCGCTAGCTAAACCGGACTCTAGAGGACTAATTAATTCACCGTTTTCATTAACAGGTAAATGGCCTTTTAAGTATGGTCTAATATATTTTTTATTTTGCTCTGGAGGTGTTCCTGGTTTTCTAACAATACCTTCTGACAAATCATCCCATAAGATTAAATTGTTATTTGTGTACGGTGCTGGACCATACACAGTTTTCCACCATGTTGGTTCTTCACTAAAACCTAGAATTTCCCAAGGACATAGATGAGGACGATCTGTTCCTAACATCCAACGATGAATTCCTTTCCAATATCCTGGTAAGGGTGTACGCCCGTCAGGGGTAGACATTTCACGATAATTGTAAGTTTTTGAATCTTCAGAATTATAATTTAACTGCTTAGTAAAATCTTGTTCGATTGCATTTGACCAAGTGTAAAAATACGACGAAAGAACTTGATCAAACTCTTCTCGAGAATAAGAATGCTTTCTGTTATATGCAGGCAAGTAATCATTGATGTCAAAAATTGAAACATCATACTTAACTTTAATATTATTATAAATTCTCTTTTCTAATTCTAAAATTAAGTTGTCGCGGAAGTCGCCATACGCTAATACTTGACTACCGTCGTGACCTTGTATCATTAATCTTGGAGTGACTAAACTTGTGTCAAGATAAATTTTTGGTTCGTATTTTGGCCATAATCCTAATTTAGTAGGAGTAGGAGGAATGAAAGATCCGTTAGTATTTTCAAATTCGTAAATTGTAATTTTATCGTCGGTAGCTATAGTAGCCAAAATTACTACAAATCCTTGATCGTTAAACGAATAATCTCTACCATATAATAAGTGTTCGTCGTTTAGATAAACTAGTACTGCACTACTTGAAAGAGAATCTAAATTAAATGTGTTTGTCAAAGGATATGTCTTGATTCTATAATCAAATACATACAACTCTGTTTTAACTCCTCCGTTGAACGGAGCCATATCACTAAAATAATAAGAAGAAGTTTTTGGTTTATCTTTTGTTATTTCTTGAAGAATTAGATTTACTTGTCTAACAGTATCAGTGTCTACTCCTAGTTTACCGGCTGTTATAATAAAATTTCGTTTAAACTGAATATAATCTTGCTGGCTGCTTTCAATTGACTTAATAACATTATTTGTTTGCGAAGTCAAATGATATGCTGATAAACTGATCGGACCGCTGTGTTGAACAAATCTTGTTCCGTAAGGTGTAACGTTTCCTAGGTCTCGAATATTACTTGGTCCTGGAAATTCGCCAGTAAATGTATTTTGAATATTATCGACTATTGAGTTAACATGTGATGAAATTTCGCCAAGTGTAAAATCTAAAATGTCTGCATTCAATGGATTATTTTGTAACCCAATAGGCATTTCATAAAAACCGTTTGTATTAATTGGTTGCGAAGAAAATGCTTTAATTGTTAAAATATCAGTAGTTAAAATGTCATTTGTTAAAACAATTTTTTTATAATATGTTCCGTCGACAACCGACCAATATTGCTTACTTAAACGGTTTCCATTAATGTAAACTCTAACTTCAAGATCTTCTAAATCTAAAATATTATCAAATATGTCAATGTCAAAATTATTTAAAATTTGTTCTCTTACATTGTTAACTGTTTTAAATTCAGTCTTGTAAATTCTAACAGCTGGTTGGTTACGTACAGCTTTTGATATTTGCCATCCGTTAACAAATTCTGTTTTATTTGAAGAAATCGTCTTTAATAAGTACCCAACATTAACTTGTTTTTCAATAACATAAGAAACTTCTTTGTATTGGAAACTGTCTGATACAATGTTAAAGTTAAAAACAATATCTCCAATGTTATCTATATTTTTATAAGATAATGGAAATCCCAAACTTGAGTCGTTTGTTCCTGAACCTGATTTATAAGAAAACAACTTTGTACCAATAAACGTACTACCATCATAAACAGTTTTGTCTCCAAAGCTATTTCCGTTAGCGTCAAACAAATCAAATAATGGTGCTTGATTCAAACTAGTTTTTTGCTGAGACTTGTTCCAAGTAGTACCGTCAAACCAATATGTTAATCCTTGATTTTGTAAACCTTGTTTTACAAATACAGAATCTAGTTCGACTGGCATTTCTTGTTCTTCTAAATGTATCTGTCTATTGCCATCTAATGTTAAAAAGTTAACTTTAAAAATTTTATTTTTAACACGGATATCGGTATCGGCTGGGAATAGAATTCGTTGTCCTTGAGCTAGCTCTATGCCGTCAATATTATAACCAATCTGTCCTTCAATCTTTGAAAAAATATCGGTAGTAAAAGTATCAATTAAATCAACGTCAGGAATAGACTTAGTTCCAAAATTAAAAAGTTTTAAGTTTGCTTCAAACTCAATGATTGGTCTGATTGCTCGTGCTGTTTGGTCAATACTTGCAATTTTTCCGTTGAATGTTGCGCTGGCTTCAATTACATCCTTGTGTACCCATCTGTTGTAACGACTCCAAGGATTATAATCATTACTTTGTTTGTTAATTACAATATAGTCTTTTTTGCCAGCAAACGATGTTGAATCGCCAAACGGCACTGTATCAAATGGATCGTTGTCAAACAACACTGTCTGTGGAGTAGAGTATGGTCCGGTTAACTCTAATAAAGACTCAGGAACTAACGCAATAGAGTCGCCTACACCTTCTACATAATATTGTCCAGATTTATAAGACTCAGGAATAACATTTCCAACAAACGATACTTTCATACCGTTGCTTAATTCTGTTCCGTTACCTAATTTAAAAGTCTTTTTACCTAATAGGTCTGTAGTAAGGTCTAAAAATGAGTTTTCATCTAGTGGTAAAATTTGAAAGACGCCGCCCAAAACTACGTCCGTTTCGCTTACATAATATAGTAAGTCAGGTGAGTTCTGCGGAACAGTAAATTCAATAATACCATTTTCAACAGCATGTCCAGTAATTGTTGATACTTCATATCTGTCGTTAGGACCTGCTGTTCTTGCAGTTTTAATTGAGAACGGATTTCCTGGACTGTTAATTTCAAATCTATAAGTTTGTCCTCTATATAATCTGATACTTGGGTTTTGAGTCAACCCTGTAGGAAAAAATACATAGGTATTGTTGTCAGCTTCTGGCTGAATTTCAACTTTGTAAGTACTTGTGATTTCTTGCTGTATGCCTGAAATTCTAATTACATCAGGGCCATATGGAAGCCAGTAGTACTGTTGGAAATTTACAAACTTGTCCCAGTTAATATGAGGATCCCAGCTATAAAATTCTTGCTCGTTTAGTCGAGCATGATTTTTTATGTTTGCGCCAAAGACACCTAACTGATTAATATAGTCTTGATAATCTTTAAAAAATGTGGTATTATCTAAAGAATCTTTAACAACTAGTCCTGGTTCTAATTGATAGTCTTGTCGTGATTGTGTTGGCGCCTGAACAAAAATATCTTCGCCCGTTGTTGATTTAGAATTCTTTTTTCCAATATAACCGTTTACTTTTTTTACTGTGCCGGGTTGTATTAACTGATCAATAGTGGCTTGTAAAAACTTTTTATTGTCGTCAGTTCTATAATATTTTGGTAATAGTTCAGAACTAGATACTTTTCCACCATTTGGATTTGTTTTATCAGCCATTGTTTACTCCGTACGAAGAACTTGTAGTATTTTGTTGAGATGATGTAGTTGACTGCACAGTTGTTCCTGCTACAGATTTAATAGAAGATGAAGTTATGCCTGTTGTAATTTCAATATCGTCAACAGTTGCACCGTTAACAAACAGTTGGTCGCTTGCAGATTTGATTTCAAATAAACTTCCAAAACCTAAGCCGCCTAAGCGTGGTACAATAACAAAACTAGAAATGTCTGGTGCTAACTGAGACATTACATAAGTTGACAATTCTGAGAAATAAAACGTGTCTCCAAAGTCCCAATTTTCCAAAGCAAAGAATTGTTCCATAGCTGAAATTACACGAGTTTTAATATCGTTGTCTGATACAACTTGTCCTGCATTTTTGATCACTTTAAAACTTGCCTGAAGATCAGGACTTGCAGACGATCCAAATAGCACTTTATAGTTTGCTGGATGATATATAATTTCATCACTTATAGATTTAATTAAATTCAAAGTTGGAGCAACCAAGTTGTATAACTCGTCAGAACTTGGTGGTAACGGTTTAGTTGTAATTGCACCAGTTAACCATTGTCTAAATGTAGTATCGTAGTTTTTTGTCAACAAGTAAACATCAATAATATTACTTGCCCCTGGGTCAATTCTAGAATCGTAGTCTGCATTATGAACATACTGGAATTTTAATTTATCTCTACCAACAAATACTTTATAATCTAAAGTTGGAACATACTGATCGGGTAGTTTTTCGTTGTATTTAAAAACAGTATCTGTATCAATAAAGTAGAAATATTGCCCAGTTTTCTTTTCTAAAATATTAACAAAATTTTTATTTGCTTTTATTAAAACAGTCAGTGCTGAATTATTGAAATATCGATAGTCTTCTTGTCCTTGACTGATAGCGTATTTTTCTTGAACTATGTATTTGTTTTGCAATACGCTAGAAGAAGTTTCTGTTGCCAACGGTGGTGCAACAATATTTAAAAATAATTCAGGATTATCAACAACACCGTTGTTATCTGAATCTGCAAAAGATATAATCAATTTTTTAGTGTCAACGTATCCGTCAATTCCAGTAAACTCTGAAATTATATCCCAAGATTGATCGTATGTAAATGCCAAAGTTGAGTCAGGTCTAGTATTAATACTCAACACTTTGATTAAATCTTTAATAACAGCATTTGATTTGCTATCATAAATTTTATCGCCTGATTCAAAATAAAATCTTGTCTGTGTATCGCTTTCAAAAATAAAGCGTTGGCAACGAGAAGTTACTGTATAGAATTCGTTGTCTGTAGTAAACAATAATAACCAACTAGCATCTTGTCTTAAGTTTGTTTGGTCGCCTTGTTTACCTAAACTAAACACATTCTTGCTATCTAAGTTTAATTCAAAAACAATAGACCAGACTTGATTTATTGCATCGTAGCGCAAGCCAAACGGCTTGTTAGCAAATATCAAATCTATCATAGTAGTAATTGTACTGCTGTCAATTACTGTTCTCCACTTAGGAATAATCTGTGTAATTGTTGGGTAAACTCCTGATGCTGACGGAACTGTTATATTCAATGTAATTGGTCCGAACCCAGTATCTAAAGTTCCTGTTCCTGCCGCTGTACCATCATCAACAACGCTAACTACTTCTGCCCAAACTGAAGTAGCTGCATTTGGTGATGTTGAGCTTCCAAATACTAACGCATTGTTATTGTCAACATCAAAGTACCATCCGGTTGGGGCTGTAAAGCGAACTAATGCGCCTGGTTTGAAATATTTTAAATCTGTAGAAGTATAACTGCCAACTTTATAAATTGCAGAACCAACTGCCGATGTCAAATATCCAGTCGATGATCCTGTATCAGTTGTCACATTACGCCATACTGTATCTAATCCTGAAACAAAGTTAAGGAATTTTTCATAGTAAAAATTTCTCAAATCAACATTTTTTATAATGTCAAAAATATCGTTTACAATGATACCTTCAATGTCTGTTTTATTTTGATAAGAAAATCTAAAACTATTTTTAAATTCTTCTTTGTATAAAATGCCGTCGTCGGCAAATAATGTAGTAGCACTATATTTTCCAGTAGGATCAGCTAAATCAAAATAACGACTAATACCGCTACTAGTTCTGTTTAATGCTTTAATCTTTGCAACTTGAGTGCTAGCAGACAATGGACTAATATTATAGTCCTCGCCAGTAATCATACGATTTTGTGTATAATATGTTGCTGGAGCATTTGCTTTAATATTATCACTAGTCTCAGGTCCGGTTGCATTTGATACACCAGTTGCAAGACTCATTGTAATGGTCAAATTTTCTTGTTGACCTACGTTAGAAATATATGGAAACGTGATGCTTACGTTACGAATATCTTGTGTATTAATAGTGTATGTTAAACCATTACTTACTCTGTAGTAAGTGCGGAAAGTTCCTAGAGGCAAGTCGCCGAATGTGCCATCGCTGAACTGTAAACTAATTGCATCATTTGTTCGAGTAATTACGCTATAGATGCTTCTAATATTTTTATTAAGACTATTATAGATAACGTTGTTTGCTTCAAAGTTTGAAACACTAGTCCATTCTTCTGCTTCTGTTCCATCTGTGTTTAGTTTAAACAACCATACATCGTCATTGTTAATATTTTGACTTTCAATATCTATTGATTGATTGTTACTTGGTTGTGTAATTGTAAAAGAACCGGTGTTCAATGTTCCTTGTACAAATCTCATAAAGAAGCCTGTTCCTGCGCTACTCTGGCCGCGGCCGTCATCTCGATAAATGCAACTAACCGGTGTTCCTTGTTTTGGAGCTTCTTCGTAAATAAAAGTTTCTCCTTTGAATGTTGTGCTAACAACTTCAAAATCCATCGAACGACCAGCAACTACTTTGTTAAATCCAAATACAGGAACTCCTGTTGTGTTACTTTGGAAAGTGTATTGTTCTGTAGGAATTCCATAGATTGTTGCAGAATCAGCTGGGGTTCCAAATTGTTGTGTTTTAGGCAAAGCAGAGTTGACGATTTTTATAAACTGATCGTACCAGTTGGCATTACTTGGATCATTCCAAGTAACAATTTGTCCTGCTAAATTGCGGCCGTTACTGTCTAAAACATTTTCTGTAGTGCTTACAGTAGTAAATTTTAATAGCCCGCTAGAAGAAACGTTACGCTTGGCATTATATGAAAGCATACGTGCTAAACGTAGAACAGATTCACGGCGTTCTGCCAGTTCTAAGAAGTTGTCACGAGCATTTAAGTCGACACGGAAAGCTATGCTTTGGCCCAAGAATGCTATCAAATCAATTAGGGCAAGGTATTCGCTAGACTCAATATAATCGTTAAAATCTTCAGGATAATTCTGACGGATATAATCTATCATTGTCCTGCGTAAATTTTCAAAGTCATAGCTTTGAAAGTCTGCATTGCGGAAACTCTGATAGATTTTTTTCCAATCTTCAGATATTAAAAGTTTGTTTTGTCTAGCTGTAACCGTCATGATTTATCCTATATTTTATATTTATCGAATAAAATTATGTGCGTACTTTATCCTATTAATAGCCCGTTTGCTTGGTCAAATCTAAATTGCATACTCTGTTGTATGTTGTAAGGCAGATACGTTAGCACACATTCAATCTGTATTCCAGATTCATACTGCGTTACAATTACTTCGTTTGTTGTTATCCTAGGATCATAGTTAATAATAGTATTCACGTTTTGTGTTATCAGATCCTTTAACTGTTCTGTTAGCGGTTCAAATAATAGATCCCAAATTATTGTTCCAAACGTTGGGTTCATTAAGCGTTCTCCTTGTCTAACATGAAAGTGATTTAACAAATCCTGTTGTATTAACTGGAAATCGTACAAGGCAAAATTTTCTGTTTCGTTACTAACTGTACTGAAACCTTTATAAGTTTTAGGAGAAATTAAATCGCCACGTTGATTAGGGTTTAATACAATTTTGTCATATAGTTTTGCATTTGAGCTCATGCTGATTCTCCGGTATTGTTAGCAGGTGATAATAGTTTGTCAAACGTGTCATTAAGTGCCGAATATTCTTTCCATGCTGCAGGCACTGCTGGTACTGTACCCAATTCTCTATCAGTTTTTTCTGGAGTATAAGATAAAGGATCTAAATTTTCATGATGCGGGTAAGGTTCATGTGTTGGAACTCGTAGCATTATTGAATCTAAAGTTGCGCCTTCTTCATCAGTTAAAGCAAATGTTTTTAACGCTGTTGCAGCTTCTGCTTTTGTTGCACTATTCATATAAATTTTACCAGCTGTTTCTAAATGATTAGTTTTGCTATTAATATGTGAAGTAGTTCCGCTTGTGATTTTTGTCGTTGTTGTAGCTACTGATTCAACTTCATTGCCTTCTGTATGAAGTATTTCAGCAGCTTTTAAGTTTATATTTCGTCCAGCTTCAATGTTAACATCTCTATCAGCACAAAGATTTATATCGTTTTTAGTATGGATGCTGATACTGTCTTCGGCAAATATATCAATTTTACCGTTGCTAGTTAATTCAATCCATGTAGTTCCGCTAGCATTGCCAATGTAAATCAAGTCTTCACTATTATGTAAAAGAATTTGATGTCCTGTTCTAGTACGGATACGCACTAGTTCGTTGTGTGGAATTGTTGAGTCCCCGTCTGTTTCACTATTTTCTAATCGAGCATATTCTGGAGGGCCATCGCTTGCTAAAGTTTTTCTTAAAAATTTATCATCACCGTCATCCATAACAAATGTACTTCCACCAAGTCTATTGATTGGAATTGTTATAGGATCATCTTCTGGTCCAACTAATCCTTGCGGACCTAATTTGTCAAGTGGCCCGGGTGTGCTAATACCAAAGACCATACTAGGCACTTCTCGTCTTGCACTAGATGTAGTAATTCCTCGTACATCGTCTTTGATAAGTCCTTGCGTGTTTAACACTTCTGCTAAAGGATGTTGTGCTTTTTTAATTTTAGTTGGGTCTGGTTGATTGCCGTCATTAACTTTTTTATTATATTCTGCAACAGGTGCTCTATCTGCATCTGTTGTTTTTGTATCTTCAACAACTTGTTGTGTTGCAGCAATTCCTGGAAGCATGAAGTTCATGCCTTCGTCAGGGACACACCCAATCCAATAACCATACTTTGCATCGCTTTGGACAAACACTACAATAACCGTTGATCCAACATCTGGTGGTATTGCCCACATGCCGTAACTTTTTTGTGTGTCTTCATAAGTATCGTTTAAAGCTGTAGTGCCTTGTGGCGTAACTCCGTAAAAAGGAGTCATATACTTTGCTGGATAAGTTTGTCCCGTTGTATTTGAGTTACCTACTGGGCGGTGTAACTTTACTTCAAGAATACCCATATAAGTTGTATCAAGGTGGCCAACTACTTCAGCAAGATAAATGCCGGCAGGAACTGGAGGACCTTCTGCTTGAATTGTTTCAACTGTATTTGGACCGCTCATTTATTTTCCTTTTTCCGCCGGGGTTTGTGAGTTAAGAGTATTTGCGCCTGTGCCTTGCTTCTTAAATTCTTGACCATTACGTCTAAATCCTTTTAGTGTTTGACTAAACAAACCGTTTCTAAAACTGTTGGTTACCATGTTGACGCAATATAAACCAGTAAATCCAATAGCTGGCCCAGCTTTAGGATCTTTAGTCATGTCTTGATGATTAGGTCCTTTAAAATCATACAATCCAGTTGTTTGATTTATATCAATAGGACTTCTAAAATTGACTATTACATCTACTTCGCTTGTTTGCCAACTGACTGATCCATCTTTGTTTAAATCTTTAACTCCTTGAATAGGTTTAGCATTATAATTACCCATACCGCTTGAAACAATCCAGAAAGGGTCCCCCATAATTTCTAAATCTAAAACTACCATGTCATATGGATTTGTAATTGCGTCATGGAACGTTTTGGCAACTCGTTGAGTAGTAGTTTCTTGGCCGCCGCCGCCTTTGCCGTCTCCGGATGTTTTTGTAGCAGCGTTGTTTTGTTGTCCTGGGTTTTGCCCTGGAACAGTTGGTGGCGCAGAACCTTCTGGAGAAGCGTCAATACTTTTAGGTTTTTGATCGTCTGCATTTCCTGTAGTTTCTTGCCTTGTAACGTCTGTTGAGTTTGTATAACTGTCAGCTGCGAAAGAGTTAGCAAAACCTAAACTAAAATCAATATTAAATTTTAATACTTCTGTATTTTTTCCAGTAAACAAATAATCATATCTTTTAACAGCTCTTGCTTTTAATTGATCGAATCCTGGCATTGCTACGTTAGGACCTGCGGTTTTACTAAGATGTACTTTAAAAGGAACAACTCTATAAACTGCAATCTTTGGCATCTTGCCAGTCTTTGTGTAATTTTCTTTAGAGTCAATGTAATAAATTTGTGTGTCAATACGCCACCAAGTAACCATTCCGTTACTGTCAGCGGCGCCAGGCTTTAAAGCAGCGTCTGCGTATGAACTTGATAAGATAATTTGATTAATTACCGTTGGAATATCCATATCTTGGCTAAACTTAAACGTACCAGTTTTAGCATCTGCTATCAGTTTTCCGCGAAGCCAAGTTTTTGTAGTAGGATCCCATGTGTCTGCTTGATTGCCTGGAGGAGGGTCGCCTCTTCTTTTTTGATCAAAGCCCATTGTTTGAGATCCAATTTCATTAACTGCCGATGCTGATTGTTGTAGTGTACTTGCACTAACTCCTAACTTTTTAAAAATTTCTGTTGAACCAGGAGATAGTTGAGGATTAACATATGCTTTGTTAGTTTTAGATTCGCTACCACCGCTGGCCGCTGGTGCCGATGCACTTGGTTGTGAATCTTCTTTAGGAAATAATATTACGACTTGGTCAGCAACTTTAACATCACCTTTTTTTACGTATTCTTGCAATTTGTTATTAACAACTGTTTGCAAACTTTGTTCGCCTGTTTGCAAAACTTCTTGAATTGTTTGTCCTTTGATAACTGTATCTGTTCTTAAGTTTGCAAATTCAGTTGTTAAAGCCATACCTTGTGCGGCATAGGCGTTTATGTTATAGCGTGTTCCTTGTTCAGTTGAATTCATTTTAACGGTTGTTAACTTTACAGGAATATGCCTTGCTGAAAACGGAACTTTTAAAATAGCACCGTTTTCTGTATTTCCTCTAAATTCAATTGACAGTAAAAACGGAGCATCTCTCCAGTTGTCATGGCCTGCAGCACTAGCGGCTTTTTGTAAGGCTAACATGAACAATCCAATACTATACGGCTCGTAAACATCAAATTGTATTATTGACACGTTAGTTGCTTTTTCTGTTTGATATCCTATTAAAGATTCAAAGGTTAAGTTATTAATAAAAAAATCGTGTTTGCCGTAGTTGGTCATAATCCTGTTGTCAGGATCTGCTCCGGCAGTTTTACAAACGATTGGCAAAACTTTTCCTGCTTTATACGAGCTATCAGGAAAATTAAATTCATTAACTGTCAACGGATGCAAGGAAATAATATAGTTATAACTTGCATAGTTTGATAAAATGTTTGGAGCAGGTAAACTTAGGCCGCCTGGAATTGCTCCAAAACTTGCACCAAGGGTCGAGGCTGTACTTAAAAGATTTGTTGTTGCTCCAATAATGTCCGCCATATTAGACTCCTAATACTGTTCGGAGGCTACTTCCTTTAGGAATGTAAATTTTCTTTCCAGGAACAAAATCAAAAATAGGATCTTCAAGAACATCCATATTACGTTGCATAAAGACCCACCAGAGGCCAGGTTCTCCGTATAAGTCAAATGCTAACAAATCTGGTCTGTACATGTACTGACTTTCTATTGTGTATAAAAAGTCATCAGGTTCTGCACTTACTGGACGAATTGAAAGTACATCAAGATAATTTTGTTGTACTTGTGTATCATACCACGGACTTAATATTGAATATGTTGCCATGATTAAATGTATCCGAATGGGTTATTTAAATAAGAACCAGTAACAAATCTATCCAGACTGAATTTACGATTACTTGTTCGACTGTACATTGGAATTAATGTAATCTGAAATGAACTTTTAGTTGGAACGTAGGCCTTTCCGCCACTAGTTGTTCCGCCTATACCAAACGAACCTAACAATCCTGCAACTTGTCCAACGCCACCAGCGATGCTACTAATTGTTCCCATTGCACTTGCACTAATACCAGGAATATTTCCGCCTAACGTGTCTGCAAGGCCGCTAACATTGTCTGCTAGTCCTGCAATATTTCCTGCGGCACTACCAACAACATCACAACTAATATAATCGCAATCATTTGGCAGTGTACACTGGAAACTTTGTATCGCTACAGGTACGTTTTTAAAAACATAATTGCCGTAACCGTTCAAGTAAACAATTGGAGGAGGGTTGCCGGCTTTTGGATCAAATCCGCTGAACATTTTGGCGATGGAACGTAAATAATGAACCGCTGCAATCCAATACAATGCCTGACCCGAGTCTTCTACTGCCATTGGCGCTGTTATTTCAATAGTCCCTGGGTCACTATTTTTAAAAGCATTAAAAGGATAGTTAGTGTGTACAACTGGTTCAGCTGAATATTTGGCGCCAGACTTAATTGAAATCTGAGGAGTAAATGGAAACACCATTCCGCCAGCAGACTTTAAAGGTTTCAACACAGGACTAGATCTAAAACTAGACCAATTAGGGAGACTTAATCTGACACGCCAGTCTTTAGCGTTTGAATCTCCGGCAAAAGCCGAAACAGCACTAACTAAATCACCAATAGCTTCGCCGCCGGCTGGTAAATTTATACTTCGAATTGCAGCGCCAACTCCGTCTGCACTTGCTACAGAACTAAAATTTGAAAGTGCCGCACCAAGATTTTTTGCTGTATCGACTGCCTGGCTTGCAGCACCAAATACTGCCGCGCCGGCAGCTACTTTAGTTGCTAGATTATTTCCAGATGTGAACGCCATATTATTTTCCTTGTTTGGTAAAGTATTTATTTGACTTTATAATATGCGTATATTATAATTAACAATCCGGAGACACGATTAAATGACAACAACGCCACCAAAAGTAAACTATCTAAACAATAAGGACATGCTAGCAGAAATACACAAAAGTAAAAGTTCATATTGTAGTTTTACCAAACCAGAATACCATCAGTATGACTTAATACTGCCCAGTACAGACAAAATAAACATAAGAACAATAGCAGAAGCCAAACGTAACAAAGCTAAAAGACTGGGCGATCAAGATTACGCCGCAAGACGTGCTTCAGGAGAAAAAGTTAAACTAGCAGACTGTGCTGTTGATTACAAAAAAATAGCTAAAACAGAACTAATTTTTAGAATTATGACATTTGATCATATTCCACTTAACAACACACGTAAGAAAAATCCTAAAAGTCTAGCGGATCATAGAGATAAAGTTAACTTTCCTCCATTCCAACATTGGAAATTTAATGATGAAGGCGAACTAGAATGTGTAGGCAAAAGTCATTGGAAGGGTGGACTCAAAACTGGCAAGTTTGACAAAGACGCTGGGCAAATAACTAATAACTTAGCTCGGATGATGATTAAGTTGTGTGAGAGATACGCTACTCGTGGTAACGTTCGAGGCTATACTTACAATGACGAGATGAAAGGTCAAGCTATTTTACAACTAACTCAAATAGGACTACAATTCGATGAAAGCAAATCTGACAATCCTTTTGCTTACTTTACTGCTGCTGTCACTAATTCATTCGTTAGAGTTATCAACGTGGAAAAACGTAATCAAAATATTAGAGACGACATTTTAGAAATGAACGGTATGAATCCAAGTTACAGTAGAACTGGTCAAGGTGAACACGAGGCCGCATTGAAACGTCATGCAGAGGACACATCAAGTGAGTAATTTATTTAAAAAAGTTGCCTGTTTTACAGACATACATTTTGGTTTAAAGTCTAATAGTCAAGTACACAATCAAGACTGCGAAGACTTTGTTGACTGGTATATTGCTAAAGCAAAGGAGGAAGGCTGTGATACTGGAATATTTATGGGGGACTGGCATCACAATCGTAATAGTCTTAATATCACTACTATGGACTATAGCCTTAGGGCCCTGGAAAAGCTCGGTGCGAGCTTTGATCAATTTTACTTTTTCCCTGGCAATCATGATTTATATTACAAAGATAAGCGGGATATTCATTCCGTCGAGTTTGGCAAGTATATTCCTGGGATCACTATCGTACATGAGCCTATTACTACTGGTAACGTTACTATGTGCCCGTGGCTTGTCGGAGAAGAATGGAAGGCAATAGGTAAAAAGAAAGCCAAGTATATCTTTGGACACTTTGAACTACCGCACTTTTACATGAATGCTATGGTCCAGATGCCGGATCACGGTGAAATACAACTAGATGCGTTTGACGGATACGAGCTAGGCTTTAGTGGACACTTCCACAAACGTCAAAGCAAAGGAAATATGCACTATATTGGCAATGCGTTCCCGCACAACTATGCAGATGCTTGGGATGATGACCGCGGAATGATGATATTAGAATGGGGCGGTAAACCAGAATACCACAGTTGGGATAAACAACCTACATTCCGAACAGTAAAACTAAGTCAACTTATTGACGAAGCAGATACTTTAATCAAACCTAAACAACATCTGCGTGTTGCTTTGGACATTGATATCAGTTATGAAGAGGCTAGTTTTATTAAAGAAAACTTTATGGCCAATTATGATATCCGTGAGCTTACTTTGATTACGGAAAAGAAGCAAGTTGAGATTAATACAGACATTGATATTCAAGCATTTGAATCAGTTGATCAAATTGTGTCCAGTCAGCTTGTGAATATCGAAAGTGACACGTATAATAAGAATACGCTACTGGCGATTTATAACAGTCTATGATAAAAATAAAAGAACTTACAGTCAAAAACTTTATGAGCGTGGGTAATCAAACCCAAGCTGTAGATTTTGACAAGCAACAACTAACACTTGTGCTAGGTGAAAACTTAGATATGGGCGGAGATGACAGCGGATCGCGTAACGGTACAGGTAAAACTACTATTGTTAATGCGTTAAGTTATGCTTTATTTGGTAATGCGCTGACTAACATTAAAAAAGATAACCTGATAAACAAAATCAACAACAAAAACATGTTAGTTACTCTGTCTTTTAATAAAGACGGAACTGATTATCGTATCGAGCGTGGACGCAAACCTAACATCTTACAGTTCTATGTCAACGATGTAGAGCAAGAAACTGACGAAACAGATGACGCTCAGGGCGATATGCGTGAGACTCAAAAAGATTTAGATGAAATCTTAGGTATGAGTCACGATATGTTTAAGCATATTATTGCATTAAACACATATACAGAGCCTTTCTTGTCAATGCGGGCAAATGATCAACGTGTGATCATCGAACAACTGCTAGGAATTACTATTCTTAGTGAAAAAGCAGAAGCACTTAAAGAACTAATTAGACAAACTAAAGAAGCTATTACAGCAGAGAACGCTTTAATCGAAGCAACTAAGAAGTCTAACGAAGGAATTCAAAAAAGTATTGACAGTTTAATTACAAAACAAACTGTTTGGAACACTCAACGAGACAACGATGTTGAAAAGATCGGCCGTGCTATCATAGAACTTGAAAGCGTAGATATCGAAGCTGAGCTGGCGAAGCACAGCGACCTGAAAGTTTACGAAGAAAAGACAGCGAAGCTGCGCTCGCTGAATAAGGAACGTGCTACGTTAGAAAGCGCGACAGCGCAAGCGGAGCGAAGCGTCACGAAGTACGACGGCGAGCTCGCCAAGTTGGCAAATAAGACCTGTCATGCATGTGAACAACAGCTACATGATCACAAACATGAGGAAATGACTGCTACAGCACAAGAGCACCTTGAAGAAGCCCGGCGATATTTGTCCAAGGTGCAAACGGATCTCAATAAAATTAGCACAGAAATTCTAGCTATTGGAGACATAAGTACTCGTCCAGACACTTATTACGACACAGTTGAACAGGCACTAAAACATCAAAATAATCTTAAAACGCTGGAAACACAGTTAACAGTACGGGCTGGCGAACAAGATCCTTATCAAGAACAAATTGAAGAACTGATGAATACAGCACTTGTAGACATCACTTGGGACAAAGTTAACGAGCTTAACACAGTCAAGGACCATCAAGAGTTCTTGCTCAAGCTGTTGACCAGTAAAGATTCGTTTATTCGCAAGAAGATCATAGATCAAAACCTAGCTTATTTGAACAATAGATTGACCTATTACTTGGATAAGATGGGATTACCGCATACAGTAACATTCCAAAACGATTTAAACGTGGAAATTACTCAGCTTGGGCAAGATTTAGATTTTGATAATCTAAGTCGAGGAGAGCGTAATAGACTTATACTTGGCTTGTCGTGGGCATTCCGTGATGTGTGGGAGTCATTGTATCAACAGATTAACTTGTTGTTTGTTGATGAGCTGATTGACAACGGCTTAGATGCTAGCGGGGTTGAAAGCGCATTAGCTGTACTGAAAAAGATGGGTCGTGAGCGTAGCAAAAACATTTATTTGATATCGCACAAGGATGAATTGATTGGTCGTGTGACCAATGTGCTTAAGGTTATCAAAGAAAATGGCTTTACCAGCTATGCTAACGACTTGGAGATTACGGATTAATGAGCAAAAAGGTTGATCCTGTAGACTATCAGGACGAAGAACTACATGCGGAATTGTTACGTCTGTTCCGTGTGTACTTTGAAGCCAATCAAAAGTGGATCAACACTGGTACTAAGACCAGTGCCATTCGCCTGCGACAAGTACTAAGTGAAATTAGAACGCTGTGTATACAGCGTAGAGAAGTTGTGCGGGCATGGGCTGTGACCAAAGAAGCACAACTAGCTGAAAGGAAAAAGAAAAGAAATGAGCAATCCAGTATTAACAGCTGATTGTCTATACGTCAACGGTGATTCTTGGACTAGGGGTAGTGAATTAATTGATCCAACTAGCTCTATTGAGAATCATTTTGATCCTGTGCATGAAGCCTACAGGATGAAACACTTTTGGCCGCGGCTAGTTGCTGACCAGTTGGGTCTAGAACTAATAGACGGCAGTATGGCGGGTGGCAGCAATGACAGACTGCTTAGAACTACCATCGAAGATGTTAGCCGTTTAATCATGGAAGGACGCAAACCATTTGTCATAGTCAGCTGGACACAGTTGCACAGGTTTGAACTGCCGGAAAAAGGCGGGCACTGGCGCAGTTTTGTCAACACCAAGCATGGTGATACACCCCGAGCAGTAAAAGAAATTTGGGGCGACTGGAGCAGTGACCGCAGTGATGTTATCCGTTGGACGCAACAGTTACTGACTTTAGACTATTTTTTAAAAATGAACAAGGTGGATTATCTAAGCACAACAGTTTTTAAAGAAATCTATTGGCTTTTTGAGAGATTCACAGCAGGCGAAAAAGATTATTTTAAACCTTACCTACATCAAATCAATCAGCATGTCAAACTCAGCAGGCACTCACTTAACTTGTCAATGGAAACAGCACTAAGCTGGCACTCAGATGTTACTTACGGGCCTGGCGGACACCCGCTGGCCAAGGGACACGAGCTGTTGGCAGAACAAATACTAAGTCAAATTAACAGCAAATATCAATTTCAAAGGCTCCAAGACCAATGACCTGCTACATACAGCATGTCATGGACTTATCAAAATAATACAGTTGAATCGTTGCCCGAAGATTGTATAGGGTTCGTGTACATAATCACAAATACTATCTCTGGACGCAAATACATAGGCAAGAAGTTAGCAAAATTTAGCAAAACCACATACAAAACAGTAAAACTTAAAAACGGCAACAAAAAGAAAAAGAAAATACGCAACAAAATTGACAGCGACTGGCGCGAATATTATGGTTCAAGTCCGGAACTTACCAAGGATGTTGTGGCATTAGGCACAGAAAACTTCTCCAGAGAAATACTTTTTTACTGTAAATCCAAAGCAGAATGTAGTTATATCGAGGCTCGTGAACAGTTTAGTCGTCGTGTACTAGAATCAAATGACTATTATAATGGCCATATTCAAGTACGTGTACATGGTTCACACATTAAGAAACTTCAAGAAAATCAGGCAAAATAAAGCGGTTTAGGCTCAGCGCAGGCCAATGTCATGCGCCCTTATACCTGGATCACGGATCGCAGGGACGGAAAACTCTTGCCGCCAAGAGTACTCAGCAACTACCCGAAAGGATGTCGATCGCTTCTAAGACCTGCGATTTTGCTGTTTGAAAAGAATTTAAAGGCAAAATGAGGGAGAAAAACCCACGGCTACAAGTATGTTAACGTATACTTTTAGACCCGCCGTTGTATAAGACTCAGCTCGTGGTACCGGACAACCGCCACTGTAATGCTGTAACGTTAAGTGAACTGCTCAACTCAGATAATGTTCATTTTTTAGCCCGCAAGGGCTAAGTGTGACTACACAATCTAGATAATATCTTAACGCTTCGCGTTTATAATAATATTGAAAAAAGAAGAATAGTTCGAGCTGAAAGCGAAGAACAGATGAACGTAGTTCATCTTTAAACTATAATAAATATCATATCACGGAATCAATATGAAAATATACGACATCATCTCAGAATCGCAACAACTTAATGAAAATGTCATAATCATGAGTGGATTTAGACAGATATTAAAATATGTTGCTTCACGTAACGGTCAAGGTCTTGAACATGCCATGGAATGGATTGCTAGACGTTTAGCAGGTAAAGAAAATGCCGCTGAACAACTGGCTGAAGCATGGATCTTGGCAGCTGAGAAAGTTGGTATAGCAGAAGCAGAAGCAATTGCCATGGGCGCACAAAAAGCTGCTAGAGCTGGTATCGGTGATGATGTTATTACTGCGGCACAACGAGCTGCTGAAAAATTAATTGAAAAACGAGCAGGATCAATTTGGGGACAGCTGAAAACTCCTGAAAGCAAACTTAATTTTTACTACGGTTTAACTTTTAAGACTATAAACCAAGGACTTATGTTTTGGGGCATTGGCGAGCCAATTTATAAGTGTGTTACTAGTATTTTAAACGCTTACGAATTACGTGATTCTGGAGATCCAGAATTAAAAGATCCAGCCAAGTTACAATGGGTAGTTCAGTATTACATTGATCAGTGTGTGAAACAAGTTGTATCATTGTGGTTAGGCAACAAAATTGTTAATAAAGTTATAGGCAAATGGGTTCCTGGTATAGCGTACAACATTCCTATTGCAGGACCGCTTATTCAAAAGTTAGATCCAATTTATTCAAAAGTTCCACCTGCAACATTAGTTGCATTTAAAAGTTGGATGATCAGTAATGAAGGCCAGGAAGCATTGGCCAAGTGGCTAGTTGGACAAGCTCTAGTACCATATACAGATTGGAAGATTCCTGGCGGACCAACTTATCAGAAATTAATTTTGGATCCGTTAGGTGGAATAGCTATGACTGGCTATAACAAGATATTAAAATGGACCGGTTCTGACAAGATGATTCCTGAACCTGGGCAAAAGAAGGATGATAAAGGGGCAAACGAACCTGAAAACACAGGTCCTGACAACTACAATCCTGGATTAAGAGGAGCTAAGACACCTAACTATTAAAGCAAGGGCATATTAGTTTCTTTGCTTAACTCCATATTTTCTTTAACTACAGCGTACATAGAATCTCTGTCGTCAAAGCTGTACTGATGCAGTAATTGATCTACTGTAACTCCGCCTCTCATGTACCAGCTTAGTCTTATTAATTCTGTTTTAAAATCTTTTGCTTCTTTTTCTAGCCTAACTAGACGTTCTTCAATTTTAGAGGCGTTTAATCCAATTAGGCTTTGTCGAAAAAATTTGATTGATCTAACTCAATTAACACTTGATCTTCGTGACCACAGTTAATACATTTAACAGTTTGCGAAGGAGGAATCCAACGTTTTCTGTTTTCCTCCATGTGTGCTTTGACACGGTCAACAACTTCTAAATCAATATTGTTAACCCATTCTTCAATAAACTCTCGCTCGGTTACCACTACCTTGCCAGTGTCAATGCTTTCAATACCAGCTGTGAACAAATCATTACGCAAGATTGTTAGCTCTTCAAAGATACTAGCACTGGCTTTTTGTTGTTCGTCAACATCGGTTAAATTGTTTATTTGATATAATTTTTGTTGTATGCCAAAATTTCTCAAAGCAAATTCTGTATTTTGTCTATAGTTTAACGGGCGTATTACAACAGATAATTCATCAAGAACTACTCTATTGTCGTACTGACAACTAGAATAATGTTCAATAAATGATGTAAGTTCTAGTGCGTAGTCTTGAGCTGTGTCACATTTTGAACATTTGTGGCCTACAGTTAGTTCGTTACCAAAGGTAGCAATACGGATAGCTGATAAAATCAAGTCTAAATCAACTAATGACACTTGCCACGGATCGGTTATAGCAGGACAACAACTGTTAATTACCTTTGCTGTGCTTTCTCCTGTTAATAACGCATCTGGCGTCTTAAACAAAATCTCGTCCATACCAGTCATACCAAATATTGGCAATCTATTTGGATCACCATTAATAACGCCAGGTGCATAATAAATGCCTTGACTTGGAAGACTTACAAAGATTTTAGGTTGTCTAAAATACTGCTGTAAGGGATTGTTTGCCATTTTTAACTCCAGATAAATATTATAAGCATTGTATTTATATGCGTACTTTTTGGTGGGAAAATAATGGCATTAGAAGATAGAGTTGAACGGTTAGCATCGGCACTTGAACGCATGTTGGATCAAGGCAGCTTTTCTGGTGTGCGCAACACTGGCGGAACAAACAACACAGGCGGCCGCGGTGATGTAGACTATGATCGTATGGGTCAAACTGCTGGACAGTTTGTCAACACACTAGGCCAAGCAGCTCAAGGAAATACCAATTTAGTAGGAGTGATGAGAGAAGTCAACTCCGTTCTCGGAAACTTTGGTCCAGCAATTGGAGCCATTAGCAATGTTGCTACAGCAGTGGGCACTAACCTAGTTCAAATGAACCAAAACATGATGGCCTCGTCAAAGTTTGGCATGGGCTTCAGTCAAAGTATTGGACGATTCACTGAAGAATTAGGTAAAGCAGGTATAGCACAAGAGCAGTGGGTTAATCTTTTACAGTCTAATTCGAAATATCTAAGTGGTAGTGCATCATCTGCACAAGAAGCTGCAGAGTTATTCCTTAAACAAAATCAAGAATTACGTTCAGAAAAAGCAGTACAACAGGCCATTTTATCAGGAATTGATTTTAGTGAGTTTCAAGATCAATTATTGATTAACACTAATTTAATGAAGTTTCAAGCAATTGAAGAAAAAAGGACACAAAAAATATTACAAGAATCTGTAGTTACTACTGTTGGTGAACTTGATAATATGGCACGTATTACTGGTAAAAGCAGACAAGAAATACAAAAAGGTGTAGACCAACAGCAACAGACAAACACAATGCGTATAGCAAGATTGTCGATGGGCGTAGAACAGTTAGCTAGATACAACGAATCATTACCAAAAATAACTTCTTATGGTACTGCATTTGCCAGTTTGTTTACAGAAATGTCTGCAAACAGAGGTAATGTTGTTTCAAGACAAGGCACTGAAATGCAAGCTGCTTTGAATTTAGTTGCTCCAGGTGTTGGCAACATAATGCGAGAGTTGAGTCAAGAAACAAATAAAGAACGTAGAGCAGAGTTACAAGCTAGAATTGATTACGAAATGGCCAAAGCAATCTCTGATGAAAAAGCCATGGAAAGGTTTAATGCTATGGCTGAAAGAACAGAGCCAGGTATAAGACAAGCAGTTGAAATGCTCATGCAAGGTGAAGGAATTCTTGCTGCTAACAAAGAACTGTTAGCTAAAACAGATGGCACTATCGGAGACTTTACAAAACTTCAAGAAGCACAAAGAGCCAAAGCAAAAACAGAAGGGACACCGGCCGGTGCTGGAGCAACTGAAGAAAACGCCACATCTGTTGCAATACGAGCTGCACAAGAAGGGTTAAAAACTATAGCTGCTGGACTAGCTATGGGAACTAAAGAAGGATTAGACAAACTTGGAAAAGAAATAACAGATGCTATGAAACCTGAAACTTTCTTGACAGCATTTAAGACTCAGGCAATAACTCCAGAAAATTTAATAAAAGCATTAAAAGAAGCAACTGGATATGTTGGAACATCAACTACTCCAGGCACTATGCCAATCTCGCCAGAATTAGCAAATAAATTAAACATCGATTCGTCAAC